ACCTACGCATTACAAGTGCGTTGCTCTACCACTGAGCTATGAAGGCAATGCGCCTTTGGCAGGAATCGAACCTGCGACCTAATGCTTAGAAGGCATCCGCTCTATCCCCTGAGCTACAAAGGCTTAGCTTTCAGTTTCTATAATTCCTTGCTGTCTAGCTACAAACTTGCCCTCTTCTGTTAATTCAATGTAAGCATTAAGGTTTTCATCATATGAGACATTTAGAAGACCTTTTTCAAATAGGTCAACCATCATCTTATCAACATAATTATGATGGGCTTCCCATAATTCTGGAGCTAGGTATTCTGCTTCTGGAGTAACATTAAAAATAAATTCTCCATTTTCTTCTACTCCAGCTATTTCTATAGCACCCATTTCAATGTACTTACTTAAAGACTCTTGTGGTTCCATGTATCTATTATATACCTTTCTGTAGACCAGGTAGGACTTGAACCTACGATAGCCGAATTATGAGTTCGGGGCCTTAACCAACTTGGCTACTGGTCTTTGATTTCATAAGTATATATTAATGCATTAGTTTTTGTCAATAGGGGATATGTCTTAATCAAATAAGCTGTTTGGTTTGTTAATATCATCCATCTCTGGTAAATTATAATGTTTAGTTTTAAAAGGTTCACCATGAGCACTTGGATTTAAAGAATTTTTTACAAATCCATAGTGCAAGCCATTAAAATATTCAATTGATTTGGTAAAAAACCCTGGGCCACTAACGCTAGCACATATTTTGCCAGACTTTTGTCTTCTTAAATATTCTATTAGCATTATGCAAATTATTTTTATCATAAAGCTTTCTTTTTCAGCCCCAAAATAATGTGGTCCGTAGGCCTCTTCAGGTCTATAATCTTCACCTGCATGTTTTGACACACATACTTGTTTATTTTTTTCATGAACAAATTCATAGTTTAGATCTAGTTTACTTAATGGCTTATAGCACTCTGTATCCATATCGGTATATATTCCTCCATACTTATATATAGTCAAGTATCTCCAAAGATCTGCTCGGTGTGCTTGTGCCCCTCCATTACCTGGATGGTAAACTTCATCCGTAATAATTCTTTCATATATCTCTACTAAGTCTTCGCCCCACTCTTTAGAATATTCTTTTATCATATCTAATGCCATAGAGTCTGAAACATATCTATATTCCCAGTCTGGATTCATTTTTTGCCAACCCAAAGAATGTTCTTTAAATGGGTATGGCAAATCTTCATATTCCCATTTGTGTGTTTGCCAAATTATTTTAGGTATCAATTTAATTTATACCATTAATATTTTTTTCAACTATTTGCTGAACAAATTCAGAAAAATGTTTTCTTACACTGCCAGGAGGCCTTGATCCAATTACATTCCATATTCTTGTATATTCTAGTATATTGCCGAAAGTGGTTGGGCAAACTGTTATACCTTCATACTCTCTTAAAACTGTAGGAAGAGGGACATGTTTACTACAACACTTACACTCTTTTGCTTTATCCTGATACTCATTCATCATAACACCTGCATACTCTCTATAGTATCTCTTAAATTATCTGGCATTCTTGGCGCCCTAATCATGTTTTGAACAAACTCTTCTTCTTTATCTTCACTTAAATTATTATCATCAATAAAAGAATCATATGTATGTATTGATATGTCATGATTAGAGTCTTGCCTAGTTCTACTTATTGCATTAAATACTGATCCACAAACTGCGTCAGCTAGATCCTTAGATCCTTTTCTTGGGTGGTCAACTCTATCACGCATAATTTTTAACTGCAACAACTCATCAATTAAAAGGGTAATATGTGGTCCATTTAATCTTTCTTCTAAAATAACCATAGCCATGTCATCATAATGCTTTTTAGCTACAGATAGAATTTCTGTATGAATTCCGTATGCCTTTAATTGCTGCATCATATCGTGAGAATTCCACCTATCAAATGTGCATGCAACTATATTAAACCCTCTGCTTCTTAATGATAGAATATAGTCTTTAACTTCAGTAAAGTCTACAGATTTATCTGGAGTAGGAGTCCAATATCTTACAGCATCTACTTCAACAACTGGGGCTGGCTGAGAGTACTCGTTGGTTACTTTAACATTAACCCACTTTGAAACATGAGACATTGCAACAGCACAGTGATCATGTTTTTGAGCCAAGTCAACATGTATAAAATATTTTTTGTCTGGGTCTGGTTTAAACCATTCTTCTAGTCTTCCAAATTTATCTACCGCTAGCCCAGCATTATTGAATGCCTTTTCAACTTTTTCTCTGGACTTAAAAAATGCATCTATCATTTCTGCTGGCATGCATGCAAATCTTCCAAGAGCATCTAATGAGTTTTTGTAAAATGCTACCTTAAAATCTTCAATACTTCTAGTAGGGTTTATTTCCCAGGTTGGCCTTCTAAGTGCGTATACTTTAGGAATTAAATAAGAATTTATGTGGTCTTCTTCCCATTCAATTTCAAATTCATTTCCTTCTGTACCTTCTGGTAAATCTTCATCCATCTTAAATCTATGGCTTCTTACTATAGTTTCTTTATCTGCAATTACTGAATTATAAAATTTTTGAATCGGATCATTTTTAAATCTTGGGAAAGATAGTAAAATTACTTTACCAAAGTCTGGGAAACGTGAGTCAACTGATGCCCTATACATTTCATATATTGCATCTGCTGTTTTAGCTTGATCATGCCCAGTTGTGCTTTCAATAGAAAATCCTGATATCTCGTCAAGAATAACAACAATAACGTTGTATCCCTCCCAGGCTTCTCTTTCGGAGTGTCCTGAGTGTACTGTTATAGCCTTATCAAACTTCATTTCAGAAGCCTTTGGATCATATTTGCCTACAAACCATGGGGAACGGTCTATTCGTGTCTTAAATCCCTTAAAGAAGACGTTGTTGGCCTGCTGTGAGTTGATTGCTATGTTAAGAATATCTATTGAATCTCCAGGAGGCTTTCCATAATATGTTGCTGGATCCTTTAAGCATAAAAGTAAATAAACAATATATGCTACCGCTATGGTTGAACAGTAATCTTTTCCAGATCCTTTCCCCAACTGCGCTATAACTTCTGTGCAGGTCTGCTTATATATTCTTTCGCCTTCTTTTTCACCAAATAATTTTTTAAGAGTTGATTCTTTATATATTTGAGAGCTTTTCTCGATGAGCGTGTATTGTAATTCTGAAAGTGGTGGTAATCCTAAATAATTTGGGCTTGTAACAAATGTACGTAGATCGACAGGACGCTCTTCAAATTCTTCACCGTCTAGTATATCTATTAGATCATCAAAGCTAAATTCCATAACTATTCCTTTGGAATCTTTATTTTTCTAGATATATGATTACTATGTGAATATCTTACCTTAGATAATATTTCTTTTACTCCATGCCTACAATTAAATCCTGAGCCATGAATAACCATGTCCCCAGGCTTTGGCTTATACTCTATATTTTGTTCTGGGTAATATATTTCTCCGCCTTCAAAATCATTAAAATAAATTACTATTCCGTAGATTGATATGTCTACTAAATCAAATGGGTCACCCTCAACATATGTCTTTGACTTTTTAATTACATCTTTAAATTCATATTCATCTTCATGCACTCCCCAGGAGTAACCGCTTTTCATTTGAACAAAAACTGTATTAGAACCTATAGTCATATCTTTGTCAGATAAACTAACTATTCTATCTCTAATTGGTTCAAGTATTTTAGTATTGTCTGTTCTTAACATCCATTTTATATCCTTGTTGTCTTCATGCCAATCATTATCTGATAATGTTTTTAAATAATCAGATATATTTATTAGCTCTTCTTCTGAAACAAAATTTTTATATACGTATATATCTTCGCCAAGCTGCGTAAACCCTTTGTCAAACATTTTATCCCCCTATTGGTATTCTAATATTTTTTCTTATATTTGCGCTAAAAGAATATCTGACGTCTGATTTAACTTCTTTCACTAAATGCGTACAACTTTCGTCTGCATTATGTATTATTAAGTCACCAGCTTTTGGATGATATTCAATATCTTGAGTTGTATAATATATTTCTCCGCCTTCAAAATCATTAAAGTACACTATGAGTCCATAAAATGGAACGTCCTGCTCATAAAAATTATCTCCTTCTTTATACTGTAGAGATCTTTCTATCATAAATTTATGGTCATAGCTATCAGAATGCTCTCCCCATGTCCCACCTTTTTTTATTTTTATAAAAAAATCAGAAATCCCTAAAAATAAATCATCAAGTAAAAGTTTTGATATTTTATCTCTAAGTTCTAGCAGCTTTTCATTTCTTTTGCTGTACCACATAAAATTTTGTTCTGGGTCTAAGCTCCAATCTGAATTAATCCAATCAGAGTCTTTCATGTTTAAAATTTCATTTTTATATTCTAGTAATTCTTCTTCAGATAAAAAGTTTTCATATAGGAATATATCTTTTCCAATTATTTTAGCTTTAGAGGTATTAAGCATCTATTACCTCGTCAGAATTTATTACTACTGCCTCTACTATACCAGTTATTTGAGACAATCTTTTTGCCACTTCTATTTTACATTTAGGGCAGGTAGAGGTTACCTCTTTTAATATGCTAACGAGCACGTCTTGTTTTCTTTCTGCCTCTGCTACCTGTGATGCTAATTCATTATTTTCAAGTACCCCGACTGATTGAAGCATAGCAATTCTTTTAGCTTCTATATCCGCAATTAGCTTTAGCGCTCCAGACTTTACGCTTAGTTGACCCTGGGTGTCTGCATCCTGTACGGTTTTCCATGCCTCTTTAATAAGCATTGCGTAATGTTGGTCTGCTCCAGATATTGCTTCTTTAGCACGATCTCTAATTGCACTATCGTTATGAACTATATTTTTCCACTCATCAATAAACTCGACAACCTCTTTACGCTGGAATCCAGTAATAGTTGCAATTTGAGTTGGGCTATGACCCTGCAATAGTTTTTCAACTACAGCGTTCATTCTATCCATATGTTGAGGAAGATCAATTTCCATTGTCATATTATAAGTATACCATATCTTAGTTGACTAAGATTTATTGGCAATTTTAAGTAGAATTAAATATCCTATTAAATCATCAATATCATTATCTCCTGGAAATGCTTGATCGTTTTGAATTCTATTTAGCTTATCATCAATACGAACTCTAATTTGTTCTTTAGAGTCCGCCTTTGAAAATATACGAATAGGTTCAAGTGCTGAGTTTCCATAAGAAATATTTTTTTTAATTAACATTTCTGCAATTTCAAAGCATTCTTCCATGATTCTATTACCTGAAGGTGCATCTAATGCTAGCAATTGAAGATCTGTAATCAACATTTGATAGCCTTTTTCTTTTTCTGGGTATCCCGCCATTATCTAGTACCTTTCACTAAGGGGTCTTCAATCCACTGCACGTAATTACCATCATTCCATTTTTGACTACCATAAATGTGCTTTACTGATTCAAAATGAAATATGCGCCATTGATCTGCTCCATAACAATAGAACTTGTATAGTTTAGCATTATCACAGGAATTTAACAACTCTGCGTCATCAATTAAATTTTCCACTCTTATACCTAATGCTTTTAAAATTCCCTGTGTCCATATCTCTGGTCCCGTATGAGTATGTACAAAATGTGGTGATCCGTATTCTGGTTTCAGCAGTCTATCTTTAATTAAATCTAACACAAATTTTAATATTGGGTGTTCTGGTGTTGCGGCAAATGTCCATTGGCAAAAGTGATTACTAGTCTCTGGGCACACAATAAAATTTTTATCTTCTATCATCCAGGAAGATATTGGCTTTAAACATTTTGTATCTAAGTCTGCATATACTCCACCGTATTTATATATAACCATGTATCGCCATAAATCTCCACGCATTACTCCGACAGGCATACTGACAAATATATCGTACCATTCCTGACCAAACTCATCTAAGACGAACTCCCCCGCCTGAATATCATCCATATAACGATGATCGTATTCAGGATTTAAATATTTCCATGTTTTAATTGCGTCAACCATGTAGGGGGCCAATGAATTAATTGGATCTTTGTATGTCTGCCAAATTATTTTTGGAATCATTTATTCATCAAACTTTGCTATGAATGTTCCAGTCACAGTAAATTCTTTATGATCCACAATTCCTTTAAATGAATTAAGCACTCTTTCAGAGCTCCAGTCTTCTTCTTCATGGACCTCATATGGATTGCCGTTTATTGCTTCTTGATGATAATGGATAATTGGAATTGAAATAATAGCATATTTTGCTACTGTAGAAATCTTATCCCAAATATCTAAAGCATCCTTTTCGGACATGTGCTCAAGCACATCTCCACAGATTACCAAGTCATACTTTTTACCAAAGTGGTGGTCTCTTACATCTACAACATATACATCACTGTATCTATTATGTAAATGAAATTGATCTACATATGGTTCCCATGCTTCAACTGCATCTACAACAACTGAGCCATCCAAGTCTCTTCTAATTAAATCTAAGTAAACTCCCTGTCCTGCACCAATATCTAAAACAGTTTTAGGATTTATTTCTACTATTTTTTTAGCCGTCCATGGCTTATTTTCTGGATCAGAGTATCCCATTTATTATTTCTCTTTTCTGTTTATTTTGAAACGTTGATTCTGATGCTAACAATGTACAGGGGAATTCAGATGTTGGTTTAATGGTATATGTTTTAAACAAATGATGCTGTC